AGAAAGTCGGGGTATCATGGCCACCTGCCCGCGGGTGAGCGAGGCGACATAACGCCACGAGCTGTTGAAATTGACGATCGAATGAAACGAGCTGGTGTCTATCTGGAAGACTCCCTCGCTGACCAGCTGGGGGATAATCACCTGCAGGCACATGACGTGCCGGCAGTGGCCGGATTGATAGTGTTCGCAATCCCGGCCCGGGCACTCGATCTCCTCGAGTTCGCCTGTGGGGATGGGCTTGCCGGTTTCTGGGTCCGTGGCCATGACGGCGCGGATCGCAGAGATCCCGTTGCCCTTGCATAGCGGGCGGCTCGACCCTGACCCGTATCGCTTGTAATCGGTCGGCGCCACCTTCTCCTTTTCGTTCAGCGGGAGCCTGATCGGAATCTCCCGCGCTTTCTCCCCGAACAACTCGGTCAAGATCTCCGCGTATTCCTCCGGCCAAACAAAGTAGTCTACGGCGGAGGGTATTTCCTTGCCGTTTTTTGAGAGCTTCTTCACCCCGAGATGGATTTTCCCGGCTCGCGGGATCCTCACAATCTCATCAAGCTCTGGTATTGCCATCTACATTCACCCCCTTAAGCTCAGGTGCCTATATGCGCTCTCCGTCCATCATCGCGTGGCAGCGCTCGTCCCCCCGGACCTCTGCGATCTCTTCCGCCGTCCAGGGCTCCTCCTCGCCCCCCGCTTCCTCCCACAGCTCCGCAAGCCTGCGGGAGTAGTAGGACTGGTTGGAGAAGGATATCTCGTGCCATGCCTCGGCCAGGATCTCCAGGGGTACCGGCCGCGTTGTCCTCTCTCCGAGCGCCCCAAAAGCTCCCCGCATCTTCATGGAGACTTCCTCGAGCAGCTCGTGGCAGAAGAGATCCCACTTGCGCTTGAGGGCGTAGTCCTCGTCGGTCAGCATGTCAGGCCTCCTTTATAGGTGCGGGCGGGGAGGGGGTGTGCTCGACGGAAGCTCCAACGTCGTCCCCCTCCCCTCGCGGTTTGTCCGGGTTGTAGTTGTAGGCCATGGTCCTGGACATGGCCGCCTTGGAATAACGGCCGCGGCCCATCCAAAAGTCACGACAGATAGAGGCCTCGAGTCGTTTACCCATTCCGTACCGCCCTCCTTGCCTCATACAGGGCTGATGCTGCCCGGAACCTTGCGGGGTTCGGTTTGACGGCACATGAACGGATGTACTGGCTGAGGCCCTCCTGGGAGACCCTGATCGAGCGGCCGAACCTGTGCACACCCGGGATCCTCTCCTCCTCCATGAGCTTGTAAGCCTGGCGCGGGCTGACGTTGAGGATCCGGGCTACATCCTGGGCGGTGAGATGAGGGGTCATGCTTTCGCCCTCCCGGTCAAAGCGTTCTTGAGCGCCTCTCCGTTCCGTTTCCTCCAGCTGCCGAGGCGCCGGTTGGCCTTGACGCAGCTCTCCTTGGCCTCGTCCGCGTCCTCGAGGTCCTTGTCCAGGCCTGCGAACAGCTCAGCCTCCAGGAGATCTCCGCGCTCGATCAGGGCCTCGAGGATGATAAGACAGCGGGAGGTAGCGCCCACCAGTTCTTTCAGCCTGGAAAGGTACGTCTGCCGCTTCTCACCTATGGATCGCGCGAGCAGGCGGGATTCGTCCAGCGGGAGGGAGCGGCCGAGTATGCCATTGAGCACCGCGATCGCCTCCATGATTTCGTCCTGGATATCGCGGAGACGGTTGAGCTCGCCGTAATTGTTGCCGGTCATGGATTAAACCTCCGCCAGCACCCGGCGAATGTCGCAATCGGGATAGATCATGTCGGAAGTCACCTTGAGCACCCGGCAGATCTCCTCGAGCTGCACGTCCGTGGGCACCATCCGGCCATCGACTATGTAGATGAGATAGGTCCGGGGGATTCCGGTGAGCTCCGACAGCTTCTTAACGGTCAGATTCCGGTTTCGGAGGAGTAACGGTAGATCCGTCCTGATCTTCAATTTTCGCCTCCTGTTGGCCTGCCGACATGGACTCGACACCTGAATCCTAAAGTATATCTTAGGATATGTCAAGACCCACATTCCCCACCCTAAACCGCGTTCACGATAGCATTTTCTGACCCGAGAAATCAGCTCTTCTTCGATCCGCCCCCACGCCGGAGCTTCGCCAGCTCGATCTCAAGGGTGATCCACCTTGAAGTGAGTTCCCTGAACTTCTGGTAGGCCTTGAGCTCGCGCCTCACTTGGGCCACATCCCCTGGCTTGACGTACCTGGTGTGTCCCCTCCCGGCGTGGCTGTAACTCAACTGCCAGTACTCCTCTCCCCGCGAGCGCTTCTGTCTGGAAAGGGAGCCGGGATGCATGCGACCAAGCCCGGAAAGGCTCTTCTTTATCCGGGATATCTCCGCTTCGATCTCTGCTTGACTCCTGCTCATAGTTGTATCATAGTATAGATACAACGGGCTGTCAACGGATGCATCTTGAGCAGGGAGGAGGGATCTCTTGGACGACGACATACGCGCACTTCTCGAGGGCATGAGCACGAGCCAGGCGGGACACCTGCCGGTTGTAGCCGCTTTCCTGAGGAGGATAGGCCTCGCCGGGGCGGTGAACGCGGCCGTCCCCTCGGAGATGGAAGTGGGCCCGGGTACCTTCGTCTCACTCATGGTCTTAGACACCCTGTCGGGGAGGAGCCCCATTTACCGCCTGGCCAAGTTCGCCTCCTCTGTGGACACCGGCCTCCTGCTCGGTAGCGAAGTTCCTGCAAGCGCCTTCAACGACACCACGGTCGGCAGGGCGATGGACGCCATCTTCGAGGCGGGCACGCAGGAGGTCTTCAGCCGGGTGGCGCTATCCGCCGCCTCGGCCTTCCCCCTGGACGTGGACAGGACCCACGTGCACTTCGACACCACCTCGGTCTCCGTGTGGGGAGACTATCCCGGTTGTCCCGAGGAGGACGATCCCGAGAGGCTCCGTGTCACCTACGGCCACAGCAAGGACCGCCGTCCCGACCTCAAACAGTTCCTTTTAAAGATGCTGTGCGTCCACCGCAACATCCCCATCATCGGGGGATGCGAGAGCGGCAACGAGTCGGACAAGAACATCAACAACCGCGTGCTCACGCACCTTTCTTCCTACATGGCCTCCCACGGTCTTGCACCCGGAGCCTTCGTCTACATCTCGGATTCGGCCTTCGTAACGCCCGCGAACCTGGAGGCCACAGGAGACAACCTCTTCATCAGCCGGCTTCCCTTCACCTACTCCGAGGCCGATCGCGTGATCGAAGAAGCGGTGAGGAAAGACGAGTGGGTCGACGTCCCCGGTGAGCCGCGGCCTCCGGGGGGCCGCCCGCGGGCGAACTACCGCGTCTGCGATACGAGCGTCAACCTGTACGGGAAGGACTACCGGGCTGTCGTGGTCCACTCCGATGCCCACGACAAGCGAGCCCAGAAGAAACTCGAGAAGTTGCTGTCCACATCAATCGAGGAGGCCGGCAGCACCCTGGAGGAGGTGGGCAAGGTCGAGTACTTCTGCCGCGAGGATGCGGAAGCCGCAGCCGACAAGCTCAGAGGCGAAGGCTCCTCCTGTCACTGGTGCGATTGCGTTGTCAGGGAGAAGGTCACATACGCGCGCGGCAGGCCTCCCAAGAACGGCGAACGCAAGGTGTCCAAGACCAGGTACGTGCTCGAAGGCAAACTTCTCGAGCGCTCTGATGAGGTCGAGCGCATGAGGCAGGTGGCAGGATGCTTTGTGCTGCTCACCAACGTGCTCCCTGAAGGAGAGATGGCCCACGCTCCCGAAGAAGTGCTCGCCGCCTACAAGGAGCAGTACGGCATCGAGCGGAACTTCGGCTTCTTAAAGGACCCGCTCATCGTCAACGATATATTCTTGAAGAAGCCCGACCGCATCGAGGTCCTGGGCTTTGTCCTGCTCGTCTCCCTTCTGGTCTGGAACCTGATGGAGCACGTGATGCGCTCATACCTCAAGAGGACCGACTCGACGATCCCCGGTTGGGATAACAAGCCAACGAGAAGACCTACGTCCTTCATGATGGCGATCAAGTTCAAGGGGGTCCTGGTCGTCAAGATCCGGGGCGGGTGGTACTTCACCGTTCCACTTAGCGATGAGCTAAAGCAGTACGTCAATGCCCTTGGGCTCACCGAGGACTTGCTGCTCGGGAGGGTGCCCGGCAATGCCACAGGGCAACGAGATCAGAAATTACGCGGGGAGACGCGATGAGGGGTGGGGAAAGTGGGTCAAGAATATCTTAGGCTAGGGTTTAAGTTCATAAGCTTCTCTTTAGGGTAGATTTGTATTATGGATCTCCAGGAATGGATTCACGATCTCCGCAAGAACATGGGACCGGGGTACGAAGCTTTCTCGAAAAATGCCCTTGGTGGTGAGCCCTCTCATCAAACGATTAAGGACATAGAGACCGGGAGGAGCGAACCCAGGATCTCTACCTTGAAGCTGATTGCGGAAAAGACCGGCCAGGATATCCACCTGGTTGCGCATATGGCTTTTAGCCTCCCAAAACCCGAGGAATTCGGCGAGCTTGACGATCTCCTTCAAGATCTCTGCGACAGGGTCATGAGCCTGGGTGAGGAGGATCGCAAAAACGTCCTAACCTACATCAAAATGCTCACCCGCATGAGGAAAGAGGAGGGAGGTGATGCGAAAGATCACGCCCAGGAAACGCAATCCGGGTTCGGCTAATTGCGGCGGCCCGCGATGGGCAGCACGGACCGCCGGCAAAAGTGATCGAATTGAAAAGGTATAGGCGAGAGGGATGGGGCTCCTAGTGTTCGACAAGGGGGGGTAATGAGTTTGGGGAGAAAGCTTCTGCTGATATTTCTCATGGCCATCCTTATAGCTTCACTCAACGTCGGTTGCGGCGAGCAGAAGGAAGCCTCCGGTGTTGGCGAGGCGATAGCGGAAGAGGAGATCGAGGAACAGCCCGAGGGCGACCTCGAGATATCGAAAGTAACGATCCTCAAATTCGGTGAGGATGAATACACGAACTACACCGTCGTCTTCTGGGCCGGTAACAATTCAGACCTCATGTGCAAAGCCAGCAAGCTGGTTTGTACGCTCTACGATGCTGACGGCAAGGTAGTCGGAAACGAAGATGCTGCATTGGGGCCGACCATACCCCCGGGCAGGTGGGTGGCGGGCGACCCGATATATGATGTCCCCGCGGCGCCGGCAAGAGCTGAGGTCAAGGTGCGAGACCTGGAATGGGCTGAGGTCAAGGCCAACACACCGAGGTTCAAGACAATACAGGCGGATTACGTTCCGGGCAGTTTCGCGGGCAAGGTAGTGGGGATGTTCGAATATCAAGGGCAGGATCTGGAGACCATCCAACTGAAGGCCATCCTGCTTGATGAGAATGGTATCCCGATCGGTCTTTTTTACGACTACGTAAACGGCGTCACTGAGGGAGAAAACCCGTTCGAGCTCATCCTCGGAGACACCATGAGCGAGCAGGTGAGCTCTGTAGAGCTGTCGTTTATCTGGTGAACAGTTATAAGGAGCGGATTGAGCGAGAGGTGATGAAGGTGAGTGCTAGCCTAGAAAACCGAATCATCAAACTGATGAACAATGCGAAATCTATTATTGCTGTGAAGCCGGATACACCGACAAGTAAATCAGTAGTAGAAGTTGTTTTAGCAATGGCGAAAGAGGTTGCCGGGAAGGATGCCGATGACACCTTGGCCAGAGAGATTGTTATCGCCCTTGAGCAGATGATAGCAAGGGGCATGGGTATCCCAACTTATTCTGATATATATGTTATTGCTGGTCAGCTGCATAGTATAGTTGAGACATGATTATTATCAACGGCTAAATTGCAATATTGGGCTTAATGTATTACGGTATGTTTACGATAATAGTAGGTGGGCATAATAAAATTTTATACGGTACATGGCTTAAATGACCGGAATGAACCGCACTTACTAAGACATCGTGTGCGTGCGTTTGAGGTGGGACAGGCCTTAGATGATGAAGATAAGGAGTGTCACTGGCGTTTTTCTATAAAGCACGGAAGAACACTACACGTATTTGCTCGAACTTATAATGGCAGAAAGTTGAAAATTCTACTCGACCCGATTAATCCAAAGGATGGAGAGTGGCGAGTCAAGACAGCGATGGAGGCTGATAAGAATGAAAAGAAAAGACACTACAAAAACAATTGATTCAAGCGGCGCCAAAATGGTGATCTCCATCAGGCTAGACCTGAATACTCTGGAGAACCTTGAATTATTTGCTGAAAAGGAAGGCATGCGGCCAACTGTAGCAGCTCGAGAATTCATTCGTGAAGGCATAGAGTGTAACGGATTCCGGCTTTCTAGAGAAACCCTGCTTGAAATGGCTGAGAATCGGCCTTCTGCTATTCAGCCAGCAGCAGGCCTTGATGTAGTAATACCTGTTACAGACGATATTCCTGGCTTTAGACAAGTGGGCGATGAAAATCGTAAATCGTTCATATATCAAGCACATCCTATCGGGAGTTAGGGATGTCAAGAATACAGAACGACAGTCCCTTAGAAGTCTCTATGTTGCTGTGTGATGCAGCTGAAGTATCTAGTGGCAAGTTGTTCATATTAGGTGGTGGATGGAATAATTGTGGCCCCGAGAATCCCAGTATGGGTTTGGCCTTGATTATCCAAGTGCCCTGGGATCTATCTAATCGAGCATTCAATTGGGAGATACAACTTTTCTATGATAATGGCGAACCATTTCTTATTGGAGAAAAGGAAGATGTTGTTAAACTACAAGGAACTTTCGAAGCCGGAAGGCCTGCTGGATGGCCAAGGGGAACCGCACTAACCGTACCATTAGCAATGAATGTCGCTGGCATCCCACTCAAAGAGAATTCAGGATTCTTCTGGGAAATGAAAATTGATGGACAATATGCTGCAAGGGCTTCTTTCTTTACTCGAAGAAGGGGTCAGCCACCCTTCTAGCCCAAGCTCACCCATACAATGACGATCTAGACCTCCTTAAACCCCTTCTTCTCCTTCACCCCGGCCTCTTTCAACAGCTTCTTCGGAACCTCCGAAGTGATATAGCCCACAGGCTCCTTGTAGTGCATGATGATGAAGTTGTCGCCGGCGCGGAGCCTTTTTGTAAGCTCCGCCGCGTTGGTGCGCAGATCCGAACTGGAGATCTTAAACGTGGCCATGTTACCTCCTAAGAAAGATTGCCCTGGCGCATTTAATACAAACGTCTCATTCATCCGTTAATATTGTATATAATGATGGCGGCCCAGGGCATACCGGCAGGTGAGGCATAATGGCGGAGTGGAAGAACAAGCTCTTCTTCGGCGACAACCTCTATATCCTGAGAGAACTCATCCCTGATGAATTCGTGGATCTGATCTACCTGGATCCTCCGTTTAACAGCAAGGCTACCTATAACGTGCTGTTCCAGGAGAAGAACGGCAGCGCGTCGAGCGCGCAGATTACTGCCTTCGAGGATACCTGGCAGTGGGATATACATACGGAGGAGATTTACTTTGAGATCGTAGAGCATGGGCCAAAGGCTCTCGCTGATCTTATCCAAGCCCTGCGGCAGTTTCTCGGCACCAATGACATGATGGCTTATTTGGTGATGATGGCAATAAGGCTTCAGGGGCTTCATCGGGTGCTCAAGGCAACAGGTAGCATCTATCTACATTGTGACCCGACGGCGAGCCATTATCTTAAGTTAGTGATGGATTCAATCTATTCTCCAAAGAACTTTATCAATGAGATTAGCTGGAAGAGAACGCACCCTAAAAGTGATTATAGACAAGGAGCTACTAATTGGCCGAGAACAAGAGACATCCTTTTACACTACTATAAGGATTTTGCAAGCAAGCATGTATTTAATCAAGCATTTGCAGAATACACTGATGAATATATTAAAAGTTCATATCCATATATTGATGAAGAAGGAAGACGATATGGGCTACATTCATTAACCGCACCTGGAGCAGGAAGTAGAGGGCATCCTCAGTATGAGTTTCTTGGGGTTGTACGATATTGGAGATATAGCGAAGAAAGAATGAAAAGGCTTCTCGAGGAAGGACGGATAGTACAGAAGAAACCAGGGAATGTGCCGCGATACAAGAGATACTTAGATGAAGTTGAGGGTGTTCCAATAGGAGATTCTTGGGATGATATTGCAATGGTTCAGCCTCATTCAAGGGAGCGCCTTGGATACCCTACCCAAAAACCAGAGGCCTTGCTAGAGCGCATCATCAGAGCCAGCAGCAACGAAGGTAATATTGTATTGGATCCCTTCTGCGGATGCGGCACCACTATCGCCGTGGCCGAGCGCTTGAAGCGCCGCTGGATAGGCATAGACATCACCCACCTGGCGGTTGCTCTTATGAAATACCGCCTCGAAAATACATTTGGCGATGATCTGGCTCCTTATGAGGTTATAGGAGAACCGCAAGACGTACGTGGCGCCGAAGCCCTTGCCCTCCAGGATCGCCACGAATTCCAGCGGTGGGCGGTCAGCCTGGTTGAGGGCATGCCCATGGACAAGAAGACCATGGACCGCGGAATTGACGGGTACATCTACTTCCACGATGACAGATCAGGCAAGGCGAAGAAGGTAATGATCGAGGTGAAGAGCGGCCATGTAAACTCGTCTATCATCAGAAGTCTCAAGGGCGTAGTAGAGAGGGAGAAGGCCCAGATCGGGTTGCTGATAACCTTGCAGAAGCCAACCCGGGAGATGGTCAAAGAGGCTGCCTCTGCGGGCTTCTATGAGTCTGAACATTTTGGGAACTTCCCGAAGATCCAGATTCTCACTATCGAGGAGCTCCTGGAGGGGAAGGAGATAAAGATGCCCTCGCGCCAGGCTGACGTCACCCATAAGAAGGCGAAGAGGGCGAAGGTTGAGCGGGGGATTCAGGAGGAACTGGTGGGGGAGGAGGAATAGAGAAAGCCAGATTTTCTTTACCTATTAGGTAAAGTATAATATACTATTATGGAAATCACATATAAAGATAGAAAAACGGAGAAGCTCTTGCTTTCGAGAGCGGAATTAACGAAGAAGTTCGGGGGGAGAATTGCGGAGACTGTTGGGAAACGCATGTATCTCCTTAAAGCATCTGAATGCCTTGCCCACGTTGATCATAGGCCGCCAACGCGTAGACATCAGTTGAAGGGGAATCGTGAGGGGCAATTCGCAGTGGCCTTGGATAAACAATGGAGACTAGTGTTTAGACCGGAAAATCCAGAAGTACCCCGACTGCCTGATGGTGGTGTTGATTTAAGCAAGGTTATACGGATAGAAATGATAGGAGTGGAGGACTACCATTAATGATTAGGCACCAGAATGATCGGTTCGAGCCAGATTATATCGTTCACCCAGGAGAAATACTGGATGAGGTGCTGGAAGCACGCCATATTACGAAGACCGATCTAGCTAAGAAGTCCCAGCTTTCGGAAAAGACGATCAGCCAGATAATCAATGGGAAAGCTCCTATCTCGCCTGACACAGCAATAAAGTTTGAGCGAGTGCTTGGTATACCGGCTAGCACATGGAGTAATCTCGAGTCTCTTTACCAGACACAATTGGCCAAATTGAAAGATCGGAAGGAACTCGAAAAGCATACCGAGTGGGCGAAGAAGTTCCCATTAAGTGACCTAAGGAAAATGGGTTATATAGGGAAAGAGCGTAATCAGCACCGAGCAGTGGAACAGCTTCTCGATTTCTTTGGAATTGCTAGTGTCGAGGCGTGGGAAAGAGAATGCAACAGGATTACTGTAAGGCTCAGAAAATCCCCTTCATTTGAGAGCTGTCAGCAATCTGTTGCAGCATGGCTCAGAATCGCTGAGCTTGAAGCTGCGACTATTGAGACGAAACCCTATAGTGCTGCACTATTTAGAAAGGCATTGAGATCAATACGAGGGCTGACTGCTGAAGAGCCCAGTATTTTTCAACCAAGGATGGTAGAAATATGCAGTGAATCGGGTGTCGCCCTTGTTTTCGTCCCTGAGCTTAAAAACACCAGGCTTAGTGGTGCAACGCGATGGCTATATAAGGATAGAGCACTTATTGCACTAAGCCTTCGCCATAAGACCGACGATCACTTATGGTTTACGCTCTTCCACGAAGCAGGTCATATCCTTCTACATGGCAAGAAAGATGTCTTTATTGACGAAGATGGGATGAATGGCAATGTTGAGGAAGACCAAGCTAATACTTTCGCGGCGAATACTCTGATTCCAAGACGGGATTACGATGCTTTCATTAAGGGGGGTAGGCTTTATAAGCCTGACATTATGAGCTTTGCTAAATCTATGGGGATTGCTCCAGGAATAGTAGTTGGTCGGCTACAACATGAGGGGAGGATACCCTATAGTTGGCATAATGATTTGAAGAGAAGTTTCCGGCTGGTGCAAAGCGCTTGAATCTTTTAGAGACATAAGCGAAGAAGCAGGGCTTCAATGAGCGTCAAACCTCGTAAGACCGCCAAGGGGAAGACCGTCTACGACGTCTTCTACAGGATCCCCGGCACAAAGAAGAGGACCTGCCGGCGGGGGCTGCCTCGTGACATCGCCTACGACCTGGAAGACAAGATGAACCGGCTGAACGCCGCCTGCAGGGCTGGCATAAGCCTGACCGACATCACCGTGGGGGAACTTTACGAAGAGTGGATAGGGCACAAGGAGCAGCACGTTAAAGCCTCCACGCTCGCCAACTACAAGAGCCTGTACGAAAACCATATCAAAGAGTACATGGCGGAGAAGCTGATCTTCGATGTTCGGACCTCCGAGATCCAGCGGCTTGTTGATGGCCTGGCCGAGCGGCCCAGGACGGCCAACAGCACCCTCACGGTAATCAAGGCGATGCTCCGCCAGGCCGTGATCTGGGGCTACCTCGAGGCGAACCCCGCCGCCGAGGTCAGGCGTATACCGCAGCCGGAGAAGGAGCGGCCCTTCCTTACCCAGGACGAGGCCCGCACCCTCCTGGATCAGCTCGAGGGCCAGGAGCGCCTGCTCGTTCTAACGGCCCTGGTGACCGGCATGAGGCAGGGGGAGCTCGCCGCGCTGAAGTGGGAGGATATCGGGGAGGGGAGGATCCGGGTCCGGAGATCCTACCGCAAAGGGGTTTTCTCCGACCCGAAAACCTATTATGGTAAGAGAGATGTTTTGATACCGAAGTGGCTCGAGGACGAGCTTGAACAGGTTCGGGGGAAGCCGCATTACCTGGTCTTCCCGGACGAGCCGTACGGGCCGCTCCCGGACTGGAAGATGTCGAAGAGGATCCTGAAGCCGGCGCTCGAGAAGGCGGAGATCGAGAAGCCGATCCGCTTCCACGATCTCCGGCACACGACGGCCGCCTGGATGATATCCCAGGGAGAGTCGCCGAAGCTCGTACAGGAGCAGCTGGGGCATTACAGTCCGGAGTTCACGATGAGGAGATACGGCCACCTGGCGCCGGACGCCAAGGCCGCGGCGATGCGCCGGTTCGGGAAAGCGGTATCAAATATACATCAGCGGCAGAGCAAGCAAGAAGGTAGAATTGTCGAGTTAGCGCAGGTAAAACGTAACGCGCGCCCGTAGCTCAACTGGATAGAGCGACAGACTACGGATTAGTCTCCTGGGATTTTAGCTGCCCTGGTAAATGCCCATGATGGCCATCTAGCTGCTGATATGCAGTTGAATAGATTGCATGATTTGCATGGTTTGAAGGATTATGTATCAAATTGTAATCAATTTCTTTCGGCTTCATTCTCCAAAACCGAAATCGAGTGTGACACCAAGAGATGGTGGGAATCCTGCCTTAACATCAATTGAGAATCCTTTGAATTCGTTATCTTTGGCGAATTCCTTTACTTTTTCAAACCATCTCTGAACCTTGTCCTTCCAGCCTTCGTCCGAAACCATAACCGTAACCCCTTCAACGGTTGTGTTCCCAAGTGATGCGTTGATCTCTACGAGCTCACCAAGGATCTCATCAAATGACGCCATCTCCTCCAACCCCTTTCCTTCTCTGAAGACGGGGAACCGTCTTACCAATATCTATATATCCCCCGCAAGCACTTTCAAACACGGAAAACTGCCCCCTCAGCCAGGAGGGGGCAGTTTCAGGAATTGCTGTTTATCGTCCCTTAAAGGACTTTAGGTAGGGGAGGCTGAGGATGACGGAAACGCTGCATATCAAACGTTTTCGGCTGACGAGAAGCCTGTCCATCAATTCTCCTTTATGGGAATCGCTAAGCTTGTTGAAAGTCCTTCCCTTGAGAAATATGGATACGAGATGAAGGAAGGCGATACAAACCTGGTAAATGAAGCGAAATCTAAATGTACTCTCGTTCAGAAACAAGCGGACAGAAGATAAACGGTCTTCTAAATCATCTTCTGGCATGCCCTGCCAGTAACTTCTATTGACGAAGAAATGCGTCAGCTTATTGGCTTGTTCGAGCAATATCCTATTCACTCCGCCCCCCCGACTTGCCATATCTCCTTTCTGGTTCGGATGATTCTTTTTGATTTGCTCCTATTCAGACATCCCGTTAAGACTATATACGCATGTCGAAGGAAACCCCTTCGCTTAGTAGGTTAGAACGCCCGTAAGCTCCTCGAAACTGGCGCAACTTAAAAAAGCCCGCCCTCCCGGGGGGTGAATCCGGGAAGGCGGGTGATGGCGATCTTTCGCGCCTGCGGTTTACGGTGTCTTCATGCGGTCGAGCCAGTCGTAGATCGTCGAGGCTCCTCCACCAATCAGTAATCCTGCCAGCAACCTATCGGCCCATACCGCCACGGAGGCATCTATCGGTAAGATGGGTGATACCCCCACCTGCGCCCAGAAGGCCAGGGCGACCCCCAGGGCCATGGCCAGGAGCGGCCACAGATACCCGGCCACGCCGGCCGGGATCATGGGAAGCCTGGCCTTTACGATGTCTGTGACCGTCTCCACGAGCACGGCCAGGGCAATCAGGGCCACGGCCACCCCTCCTACGGTTGCAACGTCCATGTTGCTCCTCCTTCCGTTATGAGAGCCTCAGCATGGTCACCGAGGGAACCAGGTTCTGGTTCGGCGACTTCAGGATCAGCGAGCCATTGAAGTGCCGGTTGCCGTTGAGGGCATAGACGTCGTATCCACGCTTCTCGTAGCCGGGGATGACATCTTCATAAGGATGCCCGGCCGCCAGGTTCGGGGTGCCGAAGATCTGAACAGGCACGGGATTCGGGCTCTCGTTCTTGATGTTGAGCCAGCAGAGGTAGTCCGCGGAGTGCCGGGGGTTGTCGATGCGGGTGAACACGTCCGCCGCCCCCCAGACGTAAAGGCCGCCCTGTTTCGGCTTCTCCTGCAGGTTGACGATCATGCCATCATCCTCCTTTTCCAAACCCGCCACCTTGCGGCGGGCATCGGCTATCAACTCGGGTATGCGCGGGTAGAGGTTATTGCCCGGGCAGCTGGTGGGGCCGTATTTCGAGAGGTTGTTGAAGTCCCGGTGCCCCTTCATCTCGAGACCGCTGATCTTCCCGCCGGCATAGCAGGCCGCAAGGAAATCGGATATGCCCTCCAGTATCACGTCCGACGGGTGCTGGGTATCGTAATTGCCGTGCACTTCCAGGCCGATGTAGCAATAGCCGAGCTGCGCCATGCCCGAGAAGGCATCGCAGTTACTCCACCAGGGGCGGCCCTCGATGAATACTGGATGCCCCTCCACGTTGTAGAGGTCGTAGGCCTCCATGATGTCGATAGCGCCGGAGTAGGTGTTCAGGTGATGGTGGTAGTTGGCCTGCGTCCTCATGATGGCGCGGTCGAGCGTTGTGGGCTCCGGACTCCCGACGGCCATGTTGTGGAGGCAAACGCCCACCTTGGCGAACGGCCCCGGGTAGTAGCTGTCCGGGTGGCGGGGCAGGCCCGCTTCCTCCCGGGAGATAAGCTGAATCATGCGATCACCCCCATATCTTTAGCGCGATCGGCAGCACGATGGCCGTGATAAGTCCCAACGCGCCCACCGCCGCCCAGATCTTTTTGCTGTGGCTGTTTATCACAGCCCAAATACCCTCGCGGTGCTTATCGCACTCAGCCCGCGTCACCTTCTGGCCCTGGCACCTGGTATATTCATCCAGCTTGTTTTCAATACGGTCGAGGCGGTCACAAATCATGTCGATTTCTCCGGGGGACATATCAACCCTCCTTACGTGGGATCAGTTTTGCGAGGACCGACCAGAAGAGCTGTATATGAAAAGCCCGAATTTATCGGATAGGTCGCTCCTCCGCTGTCCCTGAAGGCCACGGAGAAGCCGGTCGCGCTCTCCCCCCATCTCGAGCAAGGGATGATCCCCCATTGACTCTGAGATCCGGTGGTATGTCCCACGACAAAGGGCGTCGAGCTGAAAATGGTGCTCGGGATCCCCACGGCCATGGCGAAACTGTTCGGGGCTCCTCCCCCCTGCCAGATCTTGGTCCAGGTCGCCCCGTAGGATCCGGAGCCGGAGGCCTGGTTCGGATCGATCAGGCTGAAGTGGACCACGTAGAGACCATAGTCCTGGATCGCTACGCAATTCTGGTTGAGCAAAGGGATGAGGCGGTCGAACAGGAAAACCGTATTCTCGTTGAGCTGGTTGAGGTTCGCCGGCGTCACTTCATAATCGTCAATGAAAGTCTGTGAAAGAAAACCCATGTTTCCCTCCTTTCAAGGGCATAGAAAAAGGCCCCCGGAGGGGCCTGGGGATTTACGCTCGGCCCAGATCGAGAATGTGTATCATCCCCCAGTACATCGCCACCGAGCCGCCGTTGGCGCTTCTCCACCTCAGATAAGCGGTATGCTCGGAACCCGCGCTCACGTTTACGACGGCATAGAACATCAAGGTCTCCGCCGTAGCCGCCGCCGAGTATCCGAGCTCCGCTGCGAAGTCCGTGCTGTCAATGCGCAGGGTGAGGTGTACCCCGCTCCCCGCGTTCTTGAACACGCTCACCTGGGCCAGGATGAGCATGGTCGCCGTGCCGGCCCCGTCCGGCGTAAATGTGCGCGAGACAGCCGTGACATAGGACGTCGAGGTGGTGTAGATGGTCGAGGTTCCGATGTTTGCAGCCGTCAGGTACAGCCGCTGGAGGTTGTTGAGAGAAACTGACCTGATATGATTCTGCAATATCAACCATGCCTGGCTCTCATTGTAGTCGTAGGTCCGAGAGCTCGACCCGCTGGTGTGCTTGAGGTGGATGTCTCCATTACTGTCTATGAGGATATTTGCCTGGCCGTCCGCGAACTCGGCGCGCTGGAGCTTGAGCTCGTTGTTGATCGTGAAGAAGCTCGACCAGTCGCTCCACGCGCTCCCCTTGCCGCTCCGTGTTATGTACCGATAGGCCACATGGTAGGTCCTCCCCGAGGACCCGGACTCGAAAGTGTAGTCGAAACGGTTAGAGGTAGTCCTGAAAATCTCGTGCACGGTTGTGTAGTTTACGTCAACCTCGTAACAATCGAAGTCCACCGGCCTGGTCGTTGGGAGGATGATCGTTTTCACGTTGCTGAAGTTGGTCGCCTGGATAGTGGGCGCGGAGGCCGGCGCGGAGGGAGTATCCCCCTGGCTCGGCAGGGTCACTTGAACCGGGATAGACCACTTGCCGGGATTGTTGTTGCCGTCGATGTAGCGATAGGTGATGTAGTAGATCGCCCCCGCCTTACCGTAGAACTTGGCCTCTTTCGTCGCGCTCCCCAGGACCTGAGACTTATAGGCCTTCTCCCAGACGAGCATCTGGGGGTCCTGCTCGGTCGTGCCGGTCTCCTTATCGTAGAAGGTGACCCGATCATTTGCCGCCGCCGTTGCGCCGGCCTTGAGATAGAAGCCTCGCGGAGTCCCCGTCCAGGACCCGTCTCTCGTCTCCCGTATTCTCTTGATATAGGGTGCGACGTCCCAGTAGTGGACCGTGTCCACGTCCACGTTGTGGATCTTGTCGAGAGGCGTCTCCTCCATCGCCGGCCGCGTGGCCCAGGTGACCGTGGCCTCATCCCAGGCAGAGGCGTACTTGTCTATGGGATAGATCTCCACGTTCATCTCGTAGTCCAGGTTATTGTCCTTGGTGAGCTTTATCAAAGCCAGGATGGGCTCCGCCGCCCACAGCCCAGAGATCTCCGTGCCGGGATTATAGGTCCCCCACGGAAAACCGATGAGGGACTGAAGCTGAAGACTTCCGCTCGTAAGACCGATCCTCAAGTTGGTAGTGTCATAGTTGGTCGTGGGCGCGTACTCGTTGATGTAAGTGTCGTTGTCGGCATAATAGATGGTGGGGGCCTCAAGCATCGCCACCTCCACCAGGCCGTCCCCCTCCACCACCACGTCCACGCCAGCGCGGAGAGCCCCGTCCGAGGCCGTCTCGTAGAAGGTGGAAGCGTCCACGTCCGGGGCCGCGATGATATCCTGCCTGAGCCCCCGGCTCTGGATCTCGGTGAGAAGGGTCCTGAGATCATAGACCTCGGCTTGGAGCTCCTGGAGGATCTCCCTCATCCCGCCCTCATTCCAGACGATATTATTCTCAGGCGTGGAGGGGGTCACCAGGCCCCGCAATAGGGAGGTCTGGCCCAGGTTGCATTTATTCTCGAAGACCTCGTCGATCTTAGCCACTCACGGCCTCCTTGTCTATGCACTCGATAGAAGTCGTCCCATGATCCAGGTCGATGTTGGTCACCACGACCTCGTCCGTGATCCCGAAGAAATTGCTGTTGATCGTGATAACGTCTCGGAGCTGGAGGTGGGGCATGGGCCGGTTGAGGGTGACCCTGTAAACCGTGGCCGCTTTGTTGAGGTAGGAGAGCATCTTGTTGGCTACGCCCTGGGCCACGCTGTCGGAGGCGCAATAGAGCGCCGTTGAGAACTCCCTCCGGCCGATCTTCCTTATGCTCATCTGGTTCTTGACCTCCACCACGCGCTCCGCCGAGAGGGAGAGGGGCTTACCCCTCATGGACAGGGCTCCCTCCGGGACCACCTGGGCGCTCCCGGAGGAGTTGGTCAGGGTGAGATTGAGATAGAAGCCGTTGCACCTCCAGGAGGAGATCGAGACGTAGGCGTCCACGCCGGCCGCCTTGTCGGTCCATCTCGGCGTCTTGAGGTCTATCGCGGGAGACTTGGAGATCGGGAAGATATAGGTCAGGGAGCTGGAGGCCGGGACCGTGATCGAATTGTCCAGGCTCCAGACCTCGTCCTCCGCGAGCTTCTTGACGATGGAATAATGGACGACCACCGCGTTGATGACCGTTGCCGGCAGAACCTCCAGGCCTTCGATATAGCTATCGGTGAGGGTGGCCACGCTCGATCCATAGGAGGACCTGACCGCCACGCTCCCGTCCTCGAGCTGGTAGATTGCCACCCCGAAATGGTCAGCGATCGTGGAGAGGATCTGGTCGATGCTCTGGCCCTGAACGATGTACCAGGTCCAGACCGGATTTGAGGAGAGGGAGAAGGTGATCTTATCCTCAGGGATCCCCAGGCCGGTCAGGACGTAGAGGACGATCTCCTGCGTGGTCCGGTTATTGAAGATCAGGTCCGGCATCTCTTGAAACTTGGAGAGCTGGAGGGACGAGTAGGCCTGGCAGCTCCATCCGTCCTTGGTCTCGCTGGGAGGCTCCATGATGATGAAGCGCCCCGCTTCCACCAGGTCGGTCCCGAACCCCTGCCGGAGGATCACCATCATGTTCTCCTCCGGCGCGGAGAGGTCCTCGATGTCCCGGTTGAAGTCGATCGAAAGGGAGTTGGCTCCCACGCCAGGCGCGGCCGGCTTGCCGGGGCTGTTCATCCCCGAGCTCTTATTGATCCGGTAGCTCTTTACGAAGTTGGAGACCGGCGTCGAGTCCGGGCTCCACTCGAGCACCGGCTCGACCTCCACGATCTTGGCGTTTTGCGTGGCCGCCTTGGTCGAGGTTACCTCGACCTTGATCTTGGTGACCAGCTTGACCTCTCCCAGATAAACCGTCTTGGAGTATTCCAGGGCTCCGAAGGTGTAGGACCCTATGGTCGTATAGCCGGCGTCTCCTTGATACCAGGCCTTGAGGGTGAATCCCGCCACGCCCGAAAATACTTTGGTCGTCACCACCCGGATGAAGTTGGCATCAACGGCCTGGGCGTAGGCGATCTCGAGCCAGGGCGCCGTCGCGAAGTTGCCCGAGCCGTCGCTCTTGGTGGAGCTCCACCAGCCGGGATTATGCTTGGAGAGAGATCCGAGCAAACACCAGCCGTCCCCGAGTTTGCATCCCCTCCCGAGGATCCAGTATTTGATCGGCTCAGAGCTCTCCCCGTCCACCACGTTAGCCGGCGCGAAATAGGCTGACTTCTGGTTCGAGGCCGTGGCCGTAGGCTCGGCCCACTCCGGGAGGTTAAAGTTGCTCTGAGCTATGAGGGAGATCTCGACCGCACCCGTCCGCCTGGCCGCGTTGAATTGATCCGTATAGCTCTGGGGGACGGCCTGCATTTAGACCTCCTCCAGGGTCAGGCTCACGGAATAGCGCTGCCGCCGGCTCATGGGGACCGGGGTCTTGCGGAAGGATCTCATGGCCACGGTATAGGAGTCATAAACGCCCAGGGCGCTATAGACCCGGAGGGTGTAGGTCTTATCCGTCGCCTCGTAGAGGGCCTCCAGGTCGTCCGCGCCGGCGCCTCCATCGTCCGCGGTGTCACGGAGGAGCTGAGCCCAGGAAAGGCTCCAGCGCCGCTTCTTCGGCCCTTCAGTTATCGAGAGGTTGCCGGCAAGGCCCCTGGAGGAAGCCTCCCAGGAGGGGAAGACCTCCTCGTCCGGGGTCCGATCCGCATCGCTCAAGGCGTAGACGGTCGGGTCATCCACGAGCTCCATGTATTTAAACACGAGACCACGCTCCGAACTCTATCGCCGGCATCTCTCTCTTGATTTCCTTGGCCAGAAGCCGGACGTATTCCCTGTTCCCATAGAGGTTCTCTACATAGACGTTTATGGAAGTACCACCACCCTTAGAAGGAAGGACGCCTCTATTGAGAAGGGCCATATTGTCCTGGCCGAGAGCGTTGACGGCCTCCCCCCGGATTATCCATTCATCGCCCTTGAAGAGGCCCAGCGGCAAGAGGACCTCCCCCAGGCCAGGAGCGATAGGGCCTCCCTGGTGCCAGGCCTGGACAGCCTCGATCGCCCGGATGATCGGCCCCTCAAAGGTTGCCTCGCCGCTGAAGATGTTCAGCACGTCCAGGGCGTAAGCCATCGGCTTGAGGACATTAAGTATCCCCAGGACCGCGCCCTTCACTATTCCCTTGAGCCCAGACCAAACCGAACTCCAGACAGCCGTCAAGCCGTCCCATAACCCTTTGAGGACCTCCACCACCGGCATTATGATCGTGTCCTTGAACCACACGATCCCATTCCAGACGCCCTCAAAGACGCCCTTTACGCCATTCCAGACTATCGACCAGATGTCACCGAACCCAGATATTACCCCGATGATCCACTCGATAGCCTGGCCCAGGGCTCCCACGATCATCGCCGCAATCTCGGAGAGCCATCCGACCAATGTAGCGACGGGCGGGATCAGGTCAAGGATTATATTAAGGAGGGGAGTAAGCAGATCGAGAAGGGCGGGGAGGATAGGGAGGACCGCGTCGACGATTTTCATAACGGCATCGAATATCGTATCCAGATAAGGCTCAATCTTCTCTAGGATGCGGGTGAGGATATCCGCCACCTTCGTAGCGATCTCTCCCAGGATGGGGGCAATACGCCTTAATACATCGGCAACGAATTGAAGGATTCTCGTAACCACGGGGGCCAAGGCCTCGACAACCGGGACCAGTGCCTCGATCACGTCCATGATAGCGACGGCAATGATCTCGCCGATCTCCAGGAGCACGTCAATCAAGCCGGAGGACATCAAGGAATCCACAATCCGCATAATGATATCCCCAGCCCGGCCGATGATCTCTGTTAGAATCGGGGCCACCTGGGCCATAAGCTCAAAAAAGACCTGGAAGCCAGTCTGGAGCATAGGGAGAAAACCGACCAGGGTATCGCCTATGGCCTTGAAGGCCCCCTCGAGGAGAGAGGGGTCTATGTTCTTGAACATATCGGTGAGGCCGGAAACAACTGAGCCAATGGCCGGCATTATGGGGGCCACGACGGTCTCCATAAACTCCCCGCCGTAGTGCTTCAGAATCGCGATCTGGCCGGAAAGGGTTTTGCCCAGGGCCTCTCCCGAGCCGCCGAACTGAGTCTGGAGCTCGCCGAGGATCACCTTCTGGGCGCCCATGATATCGTTGACCGCCATGAAGTCGGCGATCTGTTGCTGCTGCTGTTCGGAGAGCTGGACACCCACGCGGCGGAGGGCCGTGACGCCCTGGATCGGGTCGTTTAACGCTTTGCCTACCTGAACGGCGGTCTGTGACAGATCCTGCTTCAGGGCTACGCTCATATCGACCATGGTCGCGGTAGCCTGGTTGAAGATATCGTTGCCCTCTCCCACGCCGTTCTTGAGGTTGGTGAAGGTGAGGAGGAGGTTCTGACCCTCCTGGATCTGCTCAGCCTCGATGGAGGTCAGCTTCTCCAGGCTATCGGCCAGGCCTTCGATCTCTTCGCGGGAGACGTTCGCTACCCCTCCGGTGGAGGCCAGGGCCGCATCAGTCTGGGCCGATATTCGCTCTATGCGCGCGAGATCATCGGCCGTTTTCTTGACCAGCGCCCCGAAAGCCACCAGGGCAGCTCCGGCCGCAGCAGCCCCCACCTTGAAGGCCGTTCCCATAACGTGTTTCAGCTTTTCGGCCTTCTTAGAGGTATCATCAAGGGCCTTTTCCGCGCTCTTTGCATCTCCCTCGATATATACCTTGAGCTTTTTCCGGCTCATCCACTTACATCCTTTGCGTATTCCTCCAGGGCATCCTCGAGCGCGGCGAGGTAATCCATATCAAGCTCGAGGATGGTGGAAAGGGGTTGCCCGGAATAGATCGCTAATCTTGCGAGGTATCCTCTCCAGGCTCTTCCAGGATCGATTGCTCCATCGCCTGGATCACCGGCGCCAGGCCCTTCTCCCCTAAAAAACCGACCGCCTCAGCAGCCAGGTCCGGGAGCCTTGCCAGGACGGGAGCCTTTGCTACCCCCGCCTTCGCCTGGAGGATCGACCAGATATCGTTCATGGTCAGATCGTCAGGGTCGATATTGCTCCTGCCATCTTTTCCAGACAGCCAGGCCCCCACGATCTCCGCGGCGATCTCCATGCAGTCCTCGTCAGAGGCAGCCTGAAAATAGCGCAAGGCCTGATCCCATACCATCGAGAAATCCTTCGCCTTGCAGCTGGTAACCTCGATGGTCTTATTCGTACCCTCCAGCCTTATCTCCATTTTCTTTCACCCCCCTTACGGCCTATTGCTCGATGATCTTCTGCTTACCGAAGGCGGGTTCGGAGAGGGTTACGCCGAATTCGTCCGTCGTGCTCTTGAGCATATTCGCCGTGATCTCCACCTCCGCGGCCTGGCCCTTCGCCATGCCGGCAGGCTTGATCTTGCCGACGCAGCGGAAAGCGAACACGTAGCGATCGCGGCCGGAGCTGTTGCCCGGGTCTTTCGCGCGCTGCTTGAAGCGGATCATGAACTCGACGGGCTGGAGCTCCGAATCTGTACCGAACAGGACCTCATCGAACGCGGGAGGCCCGACCTCGCTCGTAACGGCGTTCCCCGTGATCGTCTCGTACACATCGAGATCGATTACAGCGCCCTTGAGCGTGAAGCTGCCCTTCTGGTTGTGATTCCAGAACCCCAGGACGTCATCGTCCCCCTCGACCTCAACCGTATCCATTTCGTAGGCTAGGTCGGCTTCCTTCACGCCATCGATCCGGGAGTAAATCGGCGTCGCTCCCGGGGTCACGAAATCGGCCCTCTCAAAGCCGAATCCCAGTACCTTTTTAGGCATCTCCTTCACTCCTTTCAGGAATTAAAAAAGCCCCCGCCTCCGGGGGCCATCCTCCACCAGCTTCCCCTATAACCTGATCGCCGCCACCGTCACGTCCGTTGAGGCCGAATAACCGACGCTCACCTTGTTATCCTCATCGTTGAAGCGCTTCGTGAGAGGTCCCACCATGATCTCACTCGATCCCGGCAGGGTGACCTGTAGGTTGTGGTCATATCCCTGATCGCAGGCGACTACGGAATCGAACGTCAGGGTCACATCCCCGGCGCTCGATTTCTTCGCATGGAAAAACACCCGGCCGTCGTTTACGAACTCATCGCCCAGTGGGTCGGCGGCGGAATAGCTGGGCGAGAGGCCATCCGCATCAATCTGCTGTACCGTCAAGGTCGCCATTTTTACCTCCCTTCCTGAACGGTATAGGTTACACCCACCCAGCCATGTCCGGGGCTGGTGTCGAATATATCAAGGCTCTCGAGGTCATCCACTCTATCGTCCAGGGTGGGATCAGCCTCCAGAAGTCCAGCGATTTCAAGCAGCAGGGGATATAGGGTTTCGTAGGAACCCCGCGATCTCACCTCGAGCTTCTCAAAGGGATCGCGGGTCCATATATGAATCTCCACACGCAGGCTTTTTTCAGTTACATCCTCCGAAGGGTAAGACCTCTCTTCCGAGGGGTCGCCCGTCGTTATCGTGACCGCCGGGAGGTTTTGAGAGAAGGGTCCAGCTGGCCGGCCAGGGTGAAAGACCTTTTTGATGCCCGCGGGCTTCGAGGCCTCCACTATCCCATAGACTATCGTCATAAGCTGGTAGGCGTTCATATGTTTTTCACCATCTCATCAAAAGGTTGCTCGATCTTGCCCAGGGCCTTCTCCAGGCCAGGCTCGATAAAATAACCGTCGGGATTGCCCGCCTTCATCGAAAAGAATCCGAGGCCTGGGCCGGATCCATACTTCGACTTCTCCCAGGGAACGAAATGACGCTTATATCCGTAGTTCTGGAAATAGGCATAGAACAGGTCCGATTTCGCGTAGGCCTGGACATGAACGCCGCGCCCCTCGACGCCCCCTGTTATCGAATGGGCCAGGGGACCGGAGCCAGGCGCAAGTTTCCCCGCCTCTTCAGCCCCTTCCTCCACCACCATCCGCATAAAATCCGGGAATGATCTGCCGAGCGATTTTGCCATATCCTTCAGATTCCGCAGGTCGCTCGCATCCACCCTCACCGATAGGATCTGATCGCTCACGTCACTACCACGCTCCGCCGTAGGCTCCGCAAGATATGATCCACCTCATCGATCCCGGTCGGGTGCGCCTGGTCCGATAACTGATACGAATAGCTCACGCCTTCCGCCGAGAATTGACGGATGGAGGGGCCAACCGGCATATCCCGCGGCACAACCTCCAGCCGGGCGATCATGAGGGCCGCCTTCTTCAGCATCGATTGCCGATGCTCCGAAAGCTCGGTCCAGCAACGACCAGTCACCCTCCAATTCTGGTTGCCCGGGCAAGTCCTCATATCGAGGGCCAGGACCTCCCCGCCATGCTTCAGCCAGAATTCACCCGTATATTCGGTCCACTCTGTGGAGTAATACTCGATCTTCGAGATCGAATGAAACGGCCCGGTGGAGGGGGCGAACAGGGAGGCCGTGCCGTTACCGTCCATAAGGTAGATCGAATCTTCCGTGGGGTCCTCGAAAGAGGTGTTGCAGTAATCGTCTATGACCCCCTTCGCATAGGACAGGGCGGCCTGTGCCTTATCGGTAGGTATTTGCTCACCGCAGAAATCGGAGAGCTCTTCCTCGGTGGCGTACACTTACCCCTTCTCCTTCTTCCCCTTCGTGGCCTTCTCGGCAGGGTTCCGGGTGGCGGTCTCGGCCTTTTCGGCACGAGCGAATCCCGCGCTTATCAGTCTCTTCGCCTCTTTTTCTTCCATCTCCACAACCTGGCCGGGGCTATAGGACAGCAGCGGGCCGGCCATAGAGGTCAGCATCTTAACCCTCACAGTCATAACCTCCTTGAGTAAGAGGGGAGCCCGGAGGCTCCCCTCTATAGTCCGCGTCTGCCGGCTTACGCCGCCGGGTGCACCAGGGCCTTTACGGCCTCCGGCAGGAGCAGCCTGCCATCGGTGCGGAAGGTGATCTTGAAGCCCACCTGCCCGGTCTCCGCGTACAGCTCGATCAGCTTCTGGATGCTGATTCCCGCGCGGTCGTGGATCCTGTAGTAGCTGAAGTCGCCGTACAGGACCGACTTCGCCGAGGCCGCTATCCCGGGCATGAAGGCCGAGCTCTCCAGCGGGGCGTTCAGAAGCCTGTCGGGCTGGCCCGCCTGGAGGCCGGGCTGCCAGATGTACTGCTGGTTGCCGTCCTTCAGCTTCATGACCGCCAGGACGGTCGTGTCGTTCATCATCCAGCGCGCGCGGCTCCTGTAGGCTCTCTTCACGCTGAACTTGAGATCGAACAGCTCGTCGGAAGCTATCGCCGTCGCGGAGGCGGCCGTCTTCCCGGTCACGGCGTCCAGGGTCACGCCGCGGGGCTGACTCGTGCCGGTCCCCGTGATGAAGCCCGCTTCCTCGAGATCGCCCTGGCCCAGGGCGAACTGCTCCCGCAGCTCGGCCTCCAGATTCACGAAGGAATCATCCAGCAGCTCCTCCGACACCTTCACGATCCCGCCGCCCTTATGGGCGTCGATCACGTACTGGCCGAAATCGGTATCGGTCTCCTGGTAGGTTCCTTTCTCGGCGATCCAGGTGAACACCGGGCGGCCGGCGACCACCGGGATTTTCGCCAGGGTCCCGGAGGTCCTGACGCTCGCCAGGGTCCGCATGACGTTGACGTCCTCCAGGGCCTTGATGAGCTCGGTTTCGTAGATCTCCGGGACCAGGTAGCCCCCGGAGGGATCGTCGCCCTTGTACAGGTCGCGGGCCTCCGGCGGGTTCGGGGTGCGGGACTGCATGCAGCCCCAGAAGAGCTTCCTGTACTCCTCCGTTGCCCGGAACCTCTCCTCACCGCCCTGGGTCTCCCCGACGCTCGGGGTGTGGGGCTCGTTCAGGCTCTCCTTCAGATCTGCCTCGAGACCGCGCAGGCTTTCCTCGCGCCTGATCTCTTCGCCGAGCTTCCGCACGTCCTCTTCCATCTTCTTGTAGCTGCCCTCTTCCTCGCCGGAAAGATCGCGCTTCTCGGCCTCGGCCTTCTCGATCAAGGCCCTCATCTCGCCGACCAGGGCGGCCCTCTTCCTTCTCAATTCGAGAGGGTCCATTTCTTCACTTCCTTTCCTTACTCGATATAGCTCTCCATCAGGTCCAGCTTGCGCCGCAGGAGGTTGAGGCGGCCCGTCGGCCCCTCCCCCGGCCCCTCGGCGGACGGCTGCCCGCCGGGTAGATACTTCCTCAAGGCCTCGACGGCCTCGCCTATTACGTCCAGATCCCGTTGCTCCATCTGGCCCGAGCGGGCGCGAAGCAGGGAGCGGTAAAGATGTTGATGGTCCAGGCCCAGGGAGCCGAACAGGGAGCGCAACCCCAGGCCGGTCGCGGGGTAGGCGGGCATTGTTACCGGGCCGAGCTCAAAGAGCTCGCACTTCACCAGGTCGCGGAATTCCTTGCCGTTGACGATCGACCAGCGGTCGTCAACCGTCCTGAACCTGAATGAATTACCCTTCACGTCCTTGCGGCCGATTGAAACGACAAGGTCTTTCGCATAGCTGGTTTCCGGTAGATCGACCTCGTAATAAAGGCCGTCGTCCCGATTGTCCAAACGCAGGTGGCCGGAGCTGGTGCGGCCCAGGATCAGGGAATCCTCGTGGTCTCGGCAGGAGACGATATCGCTTTCGATCAGGGACTCATCGAACGCCCCGGGGAGCACCCGCTCCACGAACCCCCCCAGGTCCTCGCTCCAGGAGTTATAGGGTATCCCGGGGAGGCCTTCAAGGATCCCCAGCGAACCCTCGCCCCCTTCCTTCAGTCTAAGCTCGGTACCGGGGGCGGTCCGCAACTCGAAATCATCCAGAAAGGCATCAAGGTTATCCACTTCTCACCTCCACTAAAAAAGCCCCCCGGAGGGGGCTGGCCGCGCCCGGTTTATCCAGGCGAGATCATACACTCGCACCCGTCATGAAGCGGCGGGTGATTTATATTCGAATCAACAGTCAGGGGGTCCGATCCCTCGGCCGTAACCTCAGCGCCCTTCGCGACAAAGCTCGCCATCCTGCCGACCGATTGCCCGTCCAGCTCTTGACACAGCGGGCAGGCCTTTGCCCCGGCTACCCATACCAGGGTCGTTATGCCAGCCGAGAAGAAGAATGCCCGGGCGAAGGCGCCGCCGAATCTAACCGTTTCTCGCATCGATACTTTATCGGGGGTCTTTTCCTCCCACTCATCCAAGCGGCCTTCGATGGCCTCCAGGGGGTCCTCCCCCTCCATGGCCGCCGTGTTTACGACCTTCCGTAGCTGGGCCTGGGAAGAGCCCGAATGTTTAGTAGCAAAGGCAGACGCCACCTTGCGGGTAAATTCCTCCAGGGCCGGGGTCATCTCCGAATCCATCCCGATCTCCTGGGAGGCCGCCGCCAGCAGGGCCTCCGCATAGCTCGCATAAGCAGGGAGCATCATCATCTCGGCGGTCTCTGGAAATTTCCTGTAGTAGTCCTCCAGCCAGATCTCGAATTCATCCAGGCCCCGAGAGCCAAAGGCCTTCTTGGCGGCCGCCCTCACGTCCTGGACCTCACGCTTTACGAGCCTCTTCGCAGCTTCTCCGAAAATCCTTTTGTAGGATGAGGCCAGGCGGCCGCGCAAGGCCGCCCCCTTTTTCGCCCGTATTTCCCCCATGGACCAGACGCGTCCCGGCGAGATCTCCCGGCCTTCCCCTCCGGGCTCGATCTCGGCGGCCATGCTCGCGGGGATCATGTTCATAGGCATCCACAGGTCATCCCCACCCGGGAGCGGGTTCTCGTTTTCTTTCTCGCGCGCCTCGTTCGGGGTCATGGAGCCCGACATTATCCTCTTCTGGTACGAATCCGTCCGGGTAGCCGTATCGCCCCGGAGAAGGCCGTCCATCAGGAATTCAGCGAAGTATGTTTTCCTCTCTCCTTCCCCGAAGAGCCTCCAGTTGTAGATCTGCTCCCTCAATTTGATCCAGGGCTCGATCGTATCGGTCTGGTATTCAATGCCCTGGTGCTCGATGTTGGTATAGGTAGCCGCATCCATGGAGGCGATCTTGTGAGGAGGCATATGGAACATCCGGCATATCTCGAGCACCTGAAATTTCCGCAGCTCGAGGAATTGAGCATCCGCTATAGGCATCTCTACGTTCTTAAGGGTCCAGCCCTTTTCAAGCACTCCCAGGCGGAACTTCTTCGACAGGCCCTCGTACTTCACCCTGAAATCTTCCTTCAGGGTGTCCTTTTCCTCCTGGCTCAATTTGCGCGGAGCTTCCAGGATCAGGCCTGGCGTGGCATCCTGTCCGAAATACCTCGCGCCGTATTCCTGGGCCGCCAGGTAAAGGCCGATCGCCTCCCGCCAATAGCCGATCACCGAAAGGCCGACCAGGCCGTCCATCGCCATCGACGGGGTGTGGAGAACATACTCCATCGGCAGGGTCTCGATCCGGCCCTCTTCGTTGCTGACATGGTAAACGAGGCTGTAGCGGCCGCGAGCATCTTTCACCTTCTCAGGCCTCATCCTGTCCGGGCGAATAGGCCATAAGGCTACCGGGCGGCCGGCGCGGTTGTACTCGATCTCCGAGTAATCGTTCCCCCACAGAAGGAGGCAGGCCTGGCCCGTCTCCCGCCAGTTGAAGCTGCTCTGCCAGGGGTTGGGCCTTTTGTCGAGCAATTCATAGAGGGGGTGATCTACCGCTCTCTGTTTCCCCCGCGGCTGCAGCCTCTGATAAACGACAAGAGGAAGCTTCGCGATATCCTTTGAGATCCGGCTCACGCAGGCATATACGGCCGTTGCTCTCATCGCCGAGGACTGATTCACCCGAACTCCGGAGGTGGTCGGCCTGCCCCCCATGACCTCAACCAGCCAGTCCTCCGGCTTTGCCACCCCGGACACAGCATCATAAGATCGGCGCTCTACCATTCCTCGTGCGATTCCCATTTATTCCCCCTCCATCTCGTCGGGCTCATCGGGCGCCCTGGAAATATCCTTCAGCACCGACCAGGCGGCCAGGGCGATCCCAGCGGCTATCAACCCCGCCGGGACGTATATTAGCCATACCCCGGCCACTATAATGAACAGCCCCAAAAGGATGAGGACGTCATAGATATCCAGATTCATGCGAAATAGAACTCCTCTATCTGGTCTTGATCTTCCTTGCCGAGTCGCAAGGCCACCTCGAGACCGGTTATCAAGGCCACCATTCCATCGATCTTATCCGCGCTCTTTTCCTTATCCGGCATAATCAGATCGGTCGGTCCGTGGCGGACGACCAAATTGTCGGCCATCCACCTCATCACCGGGTTGCCGCCGTGCCTCAATCTTTTTTGCATCACCAGCCGCATAAGCTCTTTCGTAGGAGCCGTCATAGTCTTGAGGCCAGGCCGGACCTCAATAGGCTCCAGCCCCTCCAGCTCGAGCTCCTGGGCCGTAGCCTCCGCGCTCCAGGGGTCATATCCGAACGACCGGAAATTGTACTTGTGAGAGAGGGCGAGCACGTCCTCCTGAATCTGGCCGTAGGATATGACCTCGCCAGGCGTGGCCTTTATAAAACCCTTCCGAACCCACACGTCATAGGGCACCTTATCCCGCTGGGATCGCTCGATCATAGCCTCTTCCGGCACCCAGAAATATGAAAGGCATTCCCAGAGCCCCGTCTCCCATTCTTCCAGGGGCGGCGGGAATACCAGGACGAACGCGGCTATGTCGATCTTGTTCGCCAGGTCCAGGCCCCCGTAGGCTAGGCATCCCTTCAGCTTCTCGGGCAGGACAATCCCGGCGGTAGCGTCCCAGCGCCGCAGATCCATCCAGCGGGATTCCTGCTGGGTCCATTCGTTTAAGTGGTAGCGCCTAAACGTGTTCTGGAAGGCCGGGATCTCTGTTGCCTGCTTGAAGTCATCCCGTATCGCGTCCCACTTCTTGATCGTGCCGAGCCCGGGGTTGGCTTTTATCCAGACCTTCTCGTCTGTCCACTTGTCGCCCTTGTCTATGGTGGCGATGAAGAAGAAATACGAGTCGTCTTCAACTATTCCCTGCAGCACTCGCTCGCCGTAGTCGTGCTGCTCCCGGCATATCGTAGGCTTGCCGCCCAGGCCTGCCGTCGTGATCGCGACGATCAGGGGCTGCCTCCGGGATCCGGTGGCGGTCACCAGTACATCCCAAACGCCGCGGGTCTTATGGGCGTGGAGCTCGTCAATGATGCCACCGGACAGCTTCAGCCCGTCCATGGTGTCTTTGTCCGCGCCCAGGGGCTCGAACTTGGAGAAGGTGGCCGGATCATTGATGTTGTTTTTGTAGGTCTTCAGCCGCTTCGATAGAGCGGGCGAGCGCTTGACCATCTCGGAGGCTGGATCGTGTACCTCCTTGGCCTGGTCCTTTTTCGTGGCCGCGCAGTAAACCCTCGCGCCCTGTTCCTTGTCTCCGACCAGGAGGTAGAGACCGATGCCAGCCGATATCGTGGTCTTCCCATTCTTCCGCGGGATCTCGATGTATGCCTTGCGTACAAGCCGCAGCCCATCCTCGCGTTTCCAGCCGAAGATGTAGCCGATTATGAATTGCTGGAAGGGCTCCAGCCTGAATGCACACCCTGCCCACTCGCCGTCTATATGCCGCAGGAAGGGGAAGAAGTCGATGGCCTTCCTGGCGGCGGCGAGGTCCCAGGTATATCCCGTCTTCTTCGTGGTCTTCAGCAGCTTCAGGTGGCGCTCACATGCCAGCTTTACCCACCGGCACGCAGGTATCTTCCCGGCCTTTACGTCCTTCGCGTACTGGGTGACTGGGTCATTGTTCTTCTGCTCCTTCATCGTTCAGCCACCTCTCGAACTCACTCGGACCGTTGTTCTCCGGCACCTTGAGACCCGCCCGGTCGGAAGGTGTAAGGCCGAACCGAGCAGCGAAACGGAGCATGTCGGCCCTGGCCTTTTGTCTGATCGCCACCTCTGGGCGCTGCTGGAGATACCCGTTGGGAGTCTCGAAGTTCATGCCCTGCTCCTGTATCACCTCGTCGGCCTGTACCCACTCGGAATAGCACTGGCAGTAGGCGGCCAGGGCGGCGCGGTCTATCTGGGTGATGAGACCCAAAGGCTCCAGCAAGGCCACCACGCGCTTCCATTCGTTCTTCGCCCGGCGATCAAGCCAGTAAGGACAGGACGGAGCGATCGGCGGCGGCTTAGGCTCGCTGTGGTTTTTTGGGCGGTGGTCAGGGTTCCCCCTGAGCTCCACTACATTCGATGGCGTTTTGGCTGGTCCCCGCTTCCCCATAATAGGCTCCTAAATTCCAAACCCCCCCTTGAAGAAACCCGCGGGGGGATACTCAAAGCTGAGGCGCGGTATGGGTTTCACCGGCGCCAGTGATTAAACCCCCCTCCCTCTGGCCGCTGAGTCCCTCAATCAGGTCCCCGCTATCAGCAGCCAATTCTCCCTCATCGTCTTCTGGCTATGGTGGGGCTTGCACATGCTCTGAAGGTTCTCCGGGTCGTGGGTCCCCCCACATCTCAAAGGGATTATATGATCGACCTCAGTGGCCGGCGCGCCACACACTACACAGTAAGGATGCTCGGCCAGGTGGGCCGCCCGTATCTTCCTCCACTCATGATCGTAACCTCGTTCAGAAGGGGAGGGGCGAGGGTCGGAGGGGGTATGGCTTTCGCAATAGGGACGGCCACGAACAATCTCCGGACAGCCTGGATGGTTACAGAACTTCCTTTGCCTTCTCGGCATATCTCATCGCCTTTGAGATCTGGCCATGGTTATCCTTAATGGATTGAAGCGGCGCACGCGGCTCAGGTTTACACTGATTCGGGCTAACGGCCCGAGCCCCGGATATTCGCTGTGGGCTGGCCTGCCGGGATGGTTGATTTCAGTCGGTGCGCCGCCTGGTTCCGGCAATAAAAAAGCCCCGGCTTTGGGGCTCCTGGTCATTCTTAGCTCGCAAGCTTAACATACCACGACCGCTGAATATGTCAAACGTAGGGATGTAAGTGCAGGTAGATGTTGGTTTTCATGCAGTTCAAATTTTATGATTATTACGAAGGTTGCTTATACCTAATCTCTGATATCTGTTATCTTGAACATTATGGGTCCATCTGGTAGTTGTTGCTGCTGCTTTAAAACGTTCTTTTTCTCACAATGTTGGCATAATATATAGTGGTAATTATTCCCAACATCGTATTCCATAGGGTTCGGAACAATCCTTTCGTCTAGGCAAATCGCCCAGATCCCCTCCTCGTCTAGTTCTACTAATGTAACCAATGTTTCACCACAGTTCTTACATTTTAGTGGTGCTTTCACCCTTCCACCCCCAGTGTATTCGGATAACCCGTCTGCTGTTTGTAGGCCTCATCCCTTTTGCTGATGAAAACTCGTATCCTCCTGGACTGAGCATAGCATACATCATTGATTGACTTCCTCAGCTTCTCCCCCTCAGCTAGATACTTGGAGATCCTCTGTTCTTGCTCCCTCAATACCTTATCTATCTGCTCCTTCAACTCCATAGCGCCCATATCGTTTATGGGCAGGGAGCTCATGCCTTTCTTTGTGTTGCTGATCGGACTTTCCAGCCGTTCCTTGTAAACGTATATCTGATGGCAGAGCTCGTCATACCATTTGAGGAACATCCGAGGAGGCTGAAACATGCCTGACAATCTTCCCTCAGCCTTCATCGGGGTTGTCCCCGTAGATCGGCACAACCAGGAAGACGGGGAGGCGCCGGCTGTCGGCCCTCAACTCAACCCCCTGGATCGGCTGGCCCAACAACTCTTTGATGGCCGGTCCCACCTCCTCCTCAACTACCTTCGCCACCGCCGCCCTGGCCATACCAGCCATTCCCATGCGGGAGAGCAGAGCGTGGGCCTCCTCCGCGAGCTTCGCCATGTCCTGCTTCGCCTGGATCTGTTCGGGGCGCAGCTGGGGCGGCTGATTGGGGCCGGCCAGCCTCTTCGCCCCGGGCTTACCGGCTTTCTTCGCCTTCGCCTTGGCTGTCTTCCCCGTCATCTTCTCCACGATCCGCGCCGCCATCTTCTCTGTCAGCGGCCGCTTGCCGGTCTGCAGCGGGTAGATGTTGCCGCTCTTGATGCCGAGCACCGCCGCGATCTCCGCGGCCGAGTGTGTTTCCAGGATACGCTTCGCCTGGTTCATGGTCGTGTTGTTCATCATTCACCCCCGAGTTTTTCCCTCGCCCTGGCCACCTGTCGCTCTTCTTCCTCCGCCGCCTGGCGGAACATTCCGCGCCAGGCCTTGTCCTGTTTCTCCAACCTTGCCTTCAGGTCATCGAGATAGGCTGTTATCCCCTCCGCGACCTTTCCGACCGCCGATTTCACCGCCTCCCCGAATTCGTCAAAGGTCATTGTTTGCTTGCCACAGCGGTTGCAGTAAAACCCGCCATCTCCTGGGTGCAATTCACCGTGCCCCTTCCTGCCGCATAGCCACTGCCGGATTAAGTGCCTGATTTCGCCCATCACATCGCACCTCCCATCGCTTCCCTCACGATTTCCACGTTGCGGATCCAGGGTGGCGGGTTGCCCTCGCAGTAGCCCCGGAGGTTGTACGCCGTCTGTGCGCTTGGCCAGTAGTGGTTGAGAAAGCGGGCTGCGCCGTCTATGGCCGTGGGCCAGTCGGGCCAGGAGCACCACCCACCCACGGCAGGGATCCCCAGCTGATGCTGAGGACCTTTCATACACCACGCATTGTGCAGCTTGACCGTCGAGCCGTTGGTGGCGAACGTGGTTTCCGCGGCGGTCAGCGCGATAAGCAGATATGGGTTGACCCCGTGCCGCCACCCCGCGTAGGCGAACTCCTGGCCGTAGCCGCCGAGAGGGGAGTGGGGCCAGTGGGCCATATAGTCGTCAATGTTCTGGCCGGCAGCCGCTATCCTCGAGGCCTCGGCCATGGCGGGGTCGATCGGCAGGGGCGGGACCTCACCGCGGCCCCAGGCGATTAACCGCGCGTATCCTTCCGGGTAGCGGTCTTTCCAACTGAGGTAAATTTCCATTGTCGGCTGTATGCCCTGGGGGAACCAATAGTCTTTCGTCTCCGGCCCATAGCCGCTCGGATATGTTAGGCCCGCCGCTGAGAAGTCGGAGGCCGGCAGTACCTCCTCGGGGGCAGGGGGATCCCCTTCATCCTCTGCGGCGGGCATCTCTTCCTCGACCGTAACCGGCAGGCCGAGCTCGCCCATCCACTGTTTCAAGCGGTCGAACTTCTCCCGGATCTCGGCGATCTCGAGCTGCGCCTCCTCCGCTTGCTCTTGCGCCTGGCGCCGCTCCCGCTCCGCTTCCTGCCATCTCTGCAGCAGGGCCAGGCCTATTGCCAGGGCCAGGGTGAGCGACATGATGACGGCGCAAACCACGGTCGCTTTTTCTTTCCTACTCATGTTCAACCTCCAAATAACAAAGGGCTCCCGCCCGGCGAACCGGGTTCGAGAGCCCTTTCCGTGTCTGTACGGGCTTACATTATTCGGTTATCACTGATCGGCCCAGGTTGTTTATCTCCTCGACGTCGACGTACTTCTTCCCTCCCTCCACTTTGACCCTGATCGAAAGCTTTCCTCCACCCGGGCGCATCTTGAGTAGGCGATAGGCCTGCAGGACTTTTGCTTCATCAAGCGGGCACCTGGTGCCTATTACCGGGCAATCCTCCACACATGCTTGCTCGGTCAAACCGCCTTCTCCTGCCTTTCCCTGTCCATCCAACACAGCGCCAGGGCCGAAAGCGTTTAACCGCTCTTGGCCTTCGCGATTGTTTTTCTAATCTCCCTGAACCTCGCCGCCCGTTCCTCGGGTGACAGCTCCTTCTCGAGCACCTTACCTATGGAAACAGGCTCATCGGCGGGGTCCTGTCTTTTCCGCTTCCTTTCCTCGTCCCGCCGGCGCTCTTCATCCTCGAGCTGGCGGTCACGGGCATAAAAGACGTCCTTTATCGCCCGCATGTAGAACTTGAGGTTCACCGGACGGTCGGCGCCTTTCGTCTCCCTCACTCTGCCTTCCATTTCCCGGCGAATGATTTTCACGACCTCATCCGCGGTCAGCAGACGGAGGATGGCGGCGAGCTCTTCCCTCACCACGGCCGCCTCACCATTCCCGATCTGTTTCGAATTGAAGGGCCAGACGCCGAAGATGGATTCGATCTGGTGGAGAAGGCCGTCTACGCTGTCGCGCGTTTCGTCTGTCGGCTTCCACCCTGCGGGATATTTAAAATTGGGGGAGGGGGGGTCTTCCTCGCGCGCGCACGCGCGCGTCTCCCCTTCATACATTCGTTCTTTCATACCTTCTAAAGAATCTATATAGGGTGGGTCAATATCTGGCCCACTGGGTTGCCCACTAGGTTGCCCACTAGGTTGCCCACTATCGTGGGTCAATATCTGGCCCACTATGCCCCCTTCTCGTGGGTCAGTATCTTGCCCACTATCCATGCCAGTTAGTGGGTCAATATCTGGCCCACCATGTTTATAATTGCCCTCCCTCTTTCGTGGGTTAATTTTTGGCCCACGGAGAGACAATTTGGGGATGAAGTAGGTATTCGGGAGCCAGGGGTTGTTAGACCCCTCGTTCATAATATATTTTTCCTCGGCCTCCTGGAGTAGGCGAAGGGCCGCTTTGACGCTGGTGGGGGAATATCCGGTTCCTTCCGAAATATCTTTAACGCTCACCGTCACCCTAAAGCTCTTGTGATCGGCGGAAAGAATCAGATACATATACACGGAAAGCGGTGCCCCCTGTAGTTTAGGTAGATGTTCTATGAGGCCCCTGCGGACGATAGGGCCGTAGTCCTTTACTGCTTCCTCCGCCATCTACCCCCCTTTCGTTTACCGGCTCAGGTCATATTTGATCTTCTCGTTGTGCCCCCCGATCGCGAGCTTGATATAGGTGTTCAGATCCAGCCCGGTATGTTCCGCGAGCTTTTTCGCCTGTTGAAACAGCTCGAAGTCTGTCTCGCCCTCGAACTCCAAGTCGAACCTCACATAAGGTTCGCGCTGTCCGTGGCCGCAGCAGGCGCCGCTCACGCCCTCCACGTGGCCGATGCAGGCGTCGTCGCCCTCCGGGGTGGGCGGCTCCCCGCACTTCGGGCAGGGCCGCTCTCCGACCTTTTCCCCCGTGTCCTCGTAATACCAGCCGTCCAGGTCCTCCCGGAAGACGGCCTCGTGACCATGGAAAAAAGTCCTGCGGGTCATTTTCCTCTCCTCTTCCTGGTTCATCCCTTCCCCCTCTACTCCTGCGCTATCTCGGGGTATCTTCTTCATTGATTCTATTGCCAAATCTCTCTGATCCGCACTATCAACCTACATCCAAGTCAAGCTGGCAAGGATATCCCAACCACTCATCAAGGCCATCCTTTATGCCGTCTATCACGGCCTGGAGGTCCCGCTTGCGGCTTTCCAGCTGGGCTAGGGTATGATCGGCAGCGGAGCGCGACCAGGGCCAGTAGAAGCCCTCCTGGGGCGTCGAGCAGATAGGGCACCTGTGGTCCTTGCGGAGATGGTTTATCATCGCCCGCACCTGCCGGTCGCTGGTCGAGAGCATGGCCGCGAGCTCCGGCCCGGAGAGGGCCGTTTTGCGGCTCTTGAGGATCCGTATGAGGTTTTCCTCGTGCTCGTTGCACCAGGGCACCCTCTACCTCCAATCCCTCCACGCCATCGCCGCCAGGGCGATGAGGCAGCCGGCCAGGAAGGGCAGGGTGAACCAGGCCATGTTGAGGCCCACCATCCACTCAGGCATCGACCAGCGCCCCCAGTCTCTCCACCTTCCCGCCGTCAACCCAATGGGTTGCCACCCCCGGGACTCCCGGGTTCTGTGCTTCCTCCGCCGTGGAGAGCACGATGATGGTGTCGTGATCGTCCATCCTATCCATGAGCCAGGCGGTCAGCAGGCCCCGGTTGCTCACGTCGAGGATCTCCACGTCGTCGATCACCAGTAGCCTCAGTCCGCTTGCATGCGCCAGGGCCTCCGCGCAGGCTATCCCTACGCGCATCTTCTCGCTCGTGGAGAGCTGGCGGAGCTCGACGTTGCCGTTCACGACAAGGTGGAAGTCGGGGTCGGCCTCTGCATCCAGCTCGTACATACCCCCGGTGATGAGTGAGAGGTTCTCAGCGGCCCGCTCGATCACGGCCCCCATGGTCTCCGAGAGCAGCCGCGCCTTTATACCCTGCGGGCCGAACAGGGTGGCCAGGACCTCCAGGCGGGCGGCCCGGACAGCGGCCTCGGCTGCCTCTTCCCCCGCCTTCTCGGCACGCTCCTGGGCCTCTGCGGCCACCTTCATCTTCGCCGAGAGCTCGTGCCCGTTCCGGATCCGCTCGTCCAGGGTGGAGATCTCGGACCGCGCCAGATCTATGCCGAGAGGCTCGGGCAGGGTGGCCATCTCGGCCTGGACGGCCTCGAGCTCCTTCTCCATCGTCTCAAGACGCTCAGCGTTTTTCTCTGCCTGTTCGGCCGCCCATATGCGCTCGGCCAGTTCCTCCTTCTGAGTTTCGATAGCAGCCGCATCCTTCATGGCCCTCTCGTGGGTGGTAACCAGCTTCTTCCGCTGGGCATTGAGATCCTTCACGAGGGCCTTGCGTTCATCGGCAGTCATGGGGCAGGAGACCACTCCGGGAGCCAGCGGACACTCGCCCTTCGCTCCCTTGATTTTCGGCAGGGCGTCATCTATCGCCCGCAGCTCCCCCTGGGCCTCATAGGATACCTGACGGGCCTCGTCCAGCCTGGCGGCCAGTTTCTTCAGGGCGGCCTTCAGCTCCTCCGGGTTCTCCCCTGAGTCCTCCACGGGCAGGCTCAGCGCCTCGATGCTGTTCTTGATGTTCTGCTCCCGCTCGGCCAGGCTCGCGCGCCTTTCCTCCGCGGCCTCCACCGCGGCGACCTTCTTTGCGAGCTTCTCCCGCTCGGCCTCCAGGGTGGCGATCTGCTTCTCCAGCTCGGGCAGCTGGTCCAGGGGGGGCACGTCCTGGGACACGTTCATCCCCTCCACTATCCCGGCCAGCTGGCCGGCGACCTTCTTCGCCTCCTTCCGCGCTTCGAAGATGAGCTTGTACGCCTGGTCCAGCCAGTCCGGGCCTACCGATTCAGGGATCTTGATGAGCGCGCGCAGCTCGTCCAGGAGGTTGCCCGCAGCCTGCTTTTCCGCCCAGTCGTTTACCGCGGACATGAGCTGCCCGGCGGAGATCTCCGGGCGGGCGATCTGAAAGAGCATCTCCTTCTGCTCCCTGGCCGGCAGGCTGATAAAGGCGCTTACGTTCAAAAGGGCAGAGATGAGGTCCGCATCGGCCCCCAGCTTCTGGTAGAGGAGCTCCTGCTGAGCCGAAGCCGTGCCTGTCCAGTCGGCCACCTGGAGGGAAGAGCCGGACGGCTTGATGGTTCGGGTTATCTCTCCTATGCCCTCGACGTCCAGCTCCACCACTCCCGCCTTCTGTCCCACCCGGATGGCATCGGTGAGCCCCCGGCCGCCGCGGTCGGTGAACTCGGCGCGGCCGGTCAGGGCCACTTCTATCGCGTGCCTGATCGAGGTCTTTCCGCTGTTGTTGCGGCCTTTGATGATCGTGAGGGGCGCCAGGGGCAGCTCGGTCTCCTCGTGATTGCGGAAATAGACCAGCTTGATAGCGTTGACCATCATGGTCATTCACCCGCTTTCCTATGTTTAAACTCCGTTGACACGTCCTGCTCCAGCAACGGCTTCACGTCGGCCAGGACGTGCGCCCACTTCTTCGCTGTGCGGATGCTCTTGAGTTTCGTGCTGTTGACGTTAAAGTAGTCCCATGGGTCCAGGCCGTGGGAGTCCAGGGCCGCGGCGAAGGCGGGCTTGTCGGTGACAGTCCAGCCGCCGTCTTTCGGGGGCAGGTATCCAAAGACCTCGCCTCCCACCACGACCGGCCCGTGCTCGTTGCAGTACGCCTTGAGCTTCGCCTGTGCCTCCCGGAGCTGGGCCTCCAGGACGAGGATCCGGCCGGCCAGGGCCTCGGGGTTCTCACCCTTTTGCTCTCCCGCCGTGCATTCGCTCGACCAGGGGCAGTAGGTGCAATGTGAGCCGGGTGTAGGAGCCCAGTCGGTCTCGGCCTCGATCTTGGCGATGGTGTCCAGGATCCGTGTCTCGGTCCCCGCGATATCGTCCGGCCCGACCAGGACGGAGCGGATTGCTCCATGCCGGACGAACTCCAGGTCACAGAGGACCTCGTCATAACCGTAGAGCCTGTGGACGGCCCAGGCGTAGCAGCGGAGCTGGAAATCCTGGCTCACCTCCGCCTGGCTCGGCACCTTCCAGTTGGTCTTCCAGTCCCTCACCCTGGCCTGGCCATCCACAGATTCGAGCAGGTCTATCACGGCCCAGAACTGGAGGCCGTTCAGGGGGATCCTCTCCATCTTCTCGACCTCGGCGATCTGGGAGGGGTCGAACATGTGGGAGGCGATGAACGCCTGGAAGATCCGGCCGACCTCCTCCCACTCATCAGCGTCCAGGTTGCGCCCCTCCTTCTTCATCGCCGCGGCCGCGGCCTCCAGTGCCTGGCCCGACCAGGTGATATCGGTCTGGAGATTCTCAGCCTGGAGATGCCGGACGTAGGCGGCTATCCCTGCATGCACAGCTGAGCCGATGAGGAGCGGGGCGGTAGGTTCAGCCCTCCGTTTCTCCACCCGCTCGATCTTGTACCTCAGGGGACACTGATCGAACAGGTTGAGCGCGGAGTAGGATGCGTGTTTGAGCTTCATATCAGCCACCCCGTCTGTTTAGGAGCAGCCAGGGCCGCGTTGCTTTCTTCGGCCGTATCGGAAGGTGTAGTGGGCGCCCCGGAGGGTGGGGCTTTATGGGGTTTCGGCCCCGACTGCCTCTTTCCGTTTCCGTTGTATTCCTCGGTCAGCAATCCCACCATAGCTGCCTTATCCCCGCCGACCTTGTTCCAGCGGAAAACCATCTGTGCCTTTGTGTATCCGAGAGCGGCCTGGAGGTCGGCGATCTGCTGGTCCAGCTGGTCGGGGATCTCCCCTTTGGCCTCGAGGTCGCCGGCGAGATCCTCCGTTATATCCACGACCTCTCCTTCGGCGGGTTTTTCATCATCGGGAACATCGGGGAAGAAGTAGCTCTTCGCGTCGTTCTCATCAGGAGCCGGCAGGGCCAAGGGTTGGGTCTGGCTGGCGGCGAGTTGCTGCAACTCGTCCAGCCCCATTCTCTCGGCCAACTTCAGCTCGAGCACGTGGACGACTTTCTTGCGGCCATCCGGTGAAACCTCTTTCGGGACGAGCCGCAGGATAAGGGGTATCAT